TTACGAAAGGACACAAAAGCATGAAACTGGATTATGAAACGGTGTATCGTGCTGTCAAAGGGAACCACGATGCACAGGAAAAGTTGCTGCAGTATTACGATGCATATATCAGTGCATTGTCAACTGTGGTTGAGGTTTGTTCAGACGGCACAGAACACCAGTATGTGTGTGAAGATCAGAAAGCAGAGATACAAACAAAGTATCTGGAGGCACTTTCTAAGTGTAAGGTGATAAAATGATAGAAACAGATTTATTTGAATTTGCCTATGTGCCGGATTGGTACGGGCAGTTAGAACAATTGGCAGAAATGGCGTTACCGGAAGCATGGCGATTCCGAAAACCGCAGACCGAATGTAAAAATACAGATACGCCGATTTTGGAACGGTATCTCCATATGATGTTCCGGAAACTGAGCATCGATTACAACACCGGAGAAACGGAATATTTCCATGTGGAAAACAACTGTGCCTGCTTTCATACAGGACTGTACACAAGGCAGTATCAGGCAATCTACGCCTGCTTTGAACGAAATAAAAAGAAAGACACCACATTGAAATGGTATTTCACCGGCTTCTGTGATGCTGTTTCTTCCAAGCTGCGGTATGTAGAACCATTACCCAAAAAGCCATATTTCCCGATGATGCAAAATGGTGTAAACTTCAATCCGGAATGGCCAATTC